ATGCCATCTTTAATAAGGGCTTGTGCCTCCTTACCTTTAGATGTATTTAATAATCTGATTTTACCAATAACTTGTTTTTTATCTTTATCATAATCTAAAGATTCAACAACGTGAGAGACGTTAGCCAAACTAACATCAAAATCTTTAGGGTGGTCTAATTCACCTAAAAGCTTATTGGTTTTAACTTTTTCTTGTAATTCATTAATATGAGGCATTACTTCCTTTTCCTCATATATTCTGTTATTCTTGTTACGAACACCAAATTCAGTAAAGACACCTTCTAATACAACTGAACCGTCATCGGCTGTAGTTATATCTAAATTTGATTTTGCTCTTTCAAGAATCAATAATTTTTTTCCTGACATTTTCTCTAGTTATTTGATTTATATATTACAATCTTTGTGGAGTTTTTATCCAAGTCCTGCCAATGGATCTTCATCAGCAGCTCCTTCTTTCTTCTCCGGTTTAAAATCGGCCTTATCTGCACCTAAAAGGATCTTTTCAATATCTTCCTCAGAGTAATTCTCTTTCTCTAAATCAGCTCTTTCTTTGGCTCTTGCATTTGCCTTAAGGTCATCTCTCGTAAACCCACCATATCTCTTAACCAAGAATCCTAAATCGAAGTATGGAATTTCCTCCATTTCTGCTGTCATAGTACTTAATTGAGTTTTTAGGTTACCAATAAAATCAACTCTTTTTGTTTGTAACTCCATTTCTTTCATCTCCTCAAAAACATTATCTTTTACAAAATCAAGTCCTAAACCAGATTTAAATGATACATCATTTTTTAATTCAGGATGATTAAGACACATTTGAAGATACATTGGTTTTACTAGTATTTCCTGAAATATGGATCTTAAGCGATCTACAAATTTAGAAAATTTAATTTCATCTCTTAACATACCACTGGCATCCATATCATATGTATTACCACCTTCTTTATCAAATCTTGAGAAAGGAATTTTTGAAGCCATTTTTAATCTATCAGCAAAATACTTAAGAGATTCAGTATCTCCTAAATCAGGACCATCACCTCCAATTGTACTAATCTCTGGTGATTCCCCATCCTTTGAAGGTAACCAATATTCTTTATTGAATGGCATCATTGGTTTTCCGTTAGTTACAATTTCACCACTCTCTTGATTAAAATCAACCACCTCTCTATATGAATTCATTAACTGTGCAAGTGATTGCTTTGCTCTAGTTTTAGATTTACCACCAACTGGTATAATAAACTGAGTTTTAAATGAAGCATTAGAAACAGCCCAAATAATTCTAGTTGTTTCCATAATTCTTAAAAGATTAAACGATCTTATTAATCTCTCAACATAAGATATTCTCATTGGTGAATTTACCTGGGAGTATGAAAGGTAAATAATTTGAGAATCCCAAAGTTTTCTTTCCTTTGCACCTTGACCTTTATATTGTACCCATTGTTTCTTTCCAGTGTCAGTATCAATACCAGGCATTAAGGAAATAGGATCCAATTCTTTAAATCCTATAATCTCCGTTTGTTTATCATTATAAACTATTTCAAAGGCAAGGAATCCATCAACTAACCATTTCCTAAAATAATTCCAAGGCTGTACTGAATCATTAAAACCAAAGTAATTATAGATATTATTGTATACATCACCTATTTCATCTTCTATAGAAGCAGCAATATGACCATTAAAATGAGAGTATGCCATATAATTAGATTCATCAAATACAATTGCCTCATCTGTAATTACATCTAAGATATCTTCTATTTCATCTTGTACTGCATATTGTCTAAGCTCATCTCTCTTTCTTTCATAATCTTTATCAAAAATAGAAATGTTTTTCTTAAGTGTAGTATCAGTTAATGAAAGTGCCGCAAATGCTCCATACATATCATCAGCATCTGAGCCCATAGGATTAAACGTATAACCCATTTGGTTTTCAGTAAAACCTACTGCACGTGAATTACGAATGATCATATCATCGTATGCCATGCCTAAATTAGAAAGATCTTTTAAAATTTTTCTAACTGGGTTACCAGTACTTAAGGGTCCTCTTCTATCAGTAAAACCTGCCATATTGTTTTATCTTTTATTGTTTATATATTCTTGTAATATAATGCTTGTGCCTCATTTATATTTCCTCCAAAGAAATGGTTTTGATTGTTAACGGCACCTATATACCAATCTTCATATCCTAACATTCTTGGTTTTTTAATTCTATCCATTCTATACTGTCTAATAGCATAGGTTATATTATACTTTCTACCTAATGAAGACTTTAAGTTTTCATATGTAAATTGACTTAGTACGGTTTGTGATTTAGGTTTACCTGGAGCCTTCTTTATTGCAGATTGTATAGTACCCTGAAATGATTTAACTACATCATTAAGAAATGGAATTCTAGCTTCATAAGGAATGTAATGTAAATTTAAACCTAATTGGTGATTATCTATACTTTTACCTAAACCTAAAACAATAGGATAAGTATCATAAAAAGTTTCATCAGGTGTAAAATATTGAAAAGAATACATTTTACCATTTTCTAATGTTCCTTTCCCACTACTTCCTATTTTATTTAAATCTTTATCAGATGCTTTAGATGCCCCACCTCTACCTTTATTTTCAGTAAGGTAAACATTTAAGTCTTTTTGAAATGATCCTTCTATTGCCATTAGAATAATTTTGAATCTTCGGTTAAAAGCATTACTTTAAAGTTTCTCTGTTTTGCAGCTTTATTTAATGCTTCAGTTTTACAAAGGTTTCTAACATATGTTTCATAACCATACTGAAAGTTTTTTAATGCCTTTGCTGTTTTTCTCTTTGGTGGTTTAGGTTTTTGTAATTGTGCCTTAGGTTTTATTTCTACTACATACTCTTCAATAATACCTTCCTTATTCATCTTAACATAAAAGTCTGGGTAATAATTATGAAACTTTTTATCTAGCATATTAAAATACTTTATTGAGAATGGCTCAGATATCCAATTTATTACCTCTTCATTATGATCACACCAATGACAAAACTTTCTTTCCCAACTGCTTCTGTATATAATAGGACCTGGTCCCATATACTTTTTAGGATTATGTGGTTTATAATAACCTTGCTTAAATCCTGATTTTGCAGTTGGTTTTACTTTCTTTATACTCATTAACTTTAAATAGTGTAAATGCCGTCACTATCCGCACTACCATTAATTGATACAGTACCAGCATATTTCTTTGGATGTAATTTATTCCACCCTTTTGCAAATCCTCTTTTAGCTATTTCAGTAAAATAAGCAAATGCATTAGTACTTTTCTCTGGATTAAAATTTCTCCAATATCTATAAAGATCCATATAAGCATAAGCTATACAATCTTGTCTATCATCAGGGTTTGCATATGATAATTTTCTAGAACATTTATCTGCTAATAACATTAGGAACTCTAATGCCTTTGGTGTTAGTTCTCCCTGTTCTTTAGATATAATAATCTGTTCAAGGAGATCTCTATTATTTAAGTAATTTCTTTTTCTTGCCATTCCATAAAGGTTTTATTTATTATTATATACAAAAAAAGCCGATAGTTTATTATTGACTACCGGCCTTTTAGTTGGGGTGTGTATAAAATTATATCTTAACGTTAAGTTGACCTTTAGGACAAATTGTAGTTTTTCCAGATTTAGGATCAATACATTCTAATGAATCATTATCACCTAATGAAGTATAGTCTTCAGCACTTACCATAACTTCTTGACCTTTTCTAAGACCATTTCCGTTCTTATTAATTTCAGCTTCAACGAAACCGTCATTTAAATAATCGTTACGACTTTTTTTTTCTGTTAAAGATTTTACATTTAATTTTTTAGGTTCACCTTTCTTTTTAAGTTCATCTTCAATATCTTCAGCTCTATCTTCATCAACCGATTCATCTTTCTTATCCTCATCTTCTTCTTCATAATCTTCACCGTCATGAGTTTTAGATTTATCGCCTTTATTTCCACCTAAAACAACTCTGTCATAAGTTTCTTGTAAAGATTTTTCAAACTTAGAAATTTCTTCTTCTAATAAATTCATAGCTTCAGTAAGTTCTTCAGTTTCACCAAGCTTATCAATAGCTTCTTTAACTTTAGTCTTCTTTTCTTCCAAGAAAGATATCTTGTCAGAAATATCAGATCTTTCTTTTTCTATTTTAGCAACTTCATTATTTTCAGCAATTAATCGCTCAGAAAGAATTGGGCTAGCATCATAATTAATAAATTCTTTTACTAATTTAACAGTTTCTGTTGCAGATTCTACTAATATCATTTCATTTAAGTGCATTGCAGAATTTACCTTATTAACATAGATACCTTCTTGAACAGCAATCATAGTTAAAAACAAATTAGTAAATTCATTTGAAGTAATATTTGTAAAATTATCCATTTCAGCAAGAAGATCAACAGATTCAAAGAACTTACATACATTATCAATTTTCCATTGATTTCTATAACCAAAGAAGTTAAGAGCCATTAAAGATTCTTTTAGTTCGATAATACTTGCATTACTTAAATCAGTTTCTCCTAATTTTAAAGTACCTTCAGATAAATTGTATTCTAATGTTTTATTATTACCTTCACCGAAAGTTATTAAAGTACCATTAATATTTTTAAACATTCCTAAACCTTCTAATACATCGAAGAATCTTGGATCTTTAACTTCAGCTTCAGTAATTGATTTTCCATCAAAGTTATAATTCTTTCCATGTAAGTGGAATGTTAAACCATTTTCAGATTCTAAAACTGGTGAAAGGATTGTAGAAATTATTCCTCCTCCATTTGCAGTAGCTTTATTATCTTCAGCTTTCATTTCATTAATGATTGACTTACAATCTAATGACCAAGGGTTTTTTGCAGCAATTGCAGAAAATTTAGATTTAATAGAATCAGAAGATTCTGAAAGTAAACCTTCTAAATCAGTTACTAATCCTTCATATAATTTTCCTCTTTGTGTTTTTGTTCTTTCAATAGCCTCAGATATTCTGAAAGACCATTTAGAATCAGTATAAGCACCTTCAATATAAGATCTTAACTCATTAACTGGATTTAACCATTGTGAAGATCCTAAATTTCTATGAAGATCTTTTGCAATGCTAAACTTAAGCATAGGATTAACACTGTTTTCTATCTCTTCACTGATTACTTCAGTTTCTTCGTTTTTAAATCTCATAGGAAATGCCTTCAGAGATTCTTCTAAAATGTTAAGGGCATTCTTAGCAGTATAAGAAGTTCTCGAATTATCCGAGTTCATTTCCTTTAAAGCCTCAATGCTCTTCATAACATTTTCGTGCAGTTCAGCAATTGTAAATTTCATTTTGTTATGATTTTTTTGTTTATTATTATTTTCTGTAATTTGATTTCCTTTGAAGGCATTAATTGCACTCATTCCTAATTGTTGAGGTATACCCATACCTACAAGAATTGCAAGTACTTGTGAGTCTGTCATTGGACCACTTTCAATAACCTTACCATTTTTACCATCTAGTTTTGTTTTACCACTCTGGTTAAATAAAACACCAACAATATCAATTAATTGTTGGTTAGGTGCATTAAGGTAAGGTGCATCAGTATTTACGCCAGCTTGTTTCTCAATTGAACCATCAACGTAAACTTGAGTTTGACCTTCTTTAATAACTTTTTCCATATTATAGAATTTGATTTGTTTTATATATTCTAAGATCTTAGAGTTAATTATCCTTCGTCACCGTTAGCATTTCTATAAACCTTACTAGCATCTGTTTCTGTAGGTGATGGAGAAGAATCTATCTCCCTTTCATCATAAGGACCGCCTACTTCCTTATTTGTTATAGTGTTATATCCTTGATTACTTAATAGGCTTTCAAACGGAGCAACTTTTAAATCAGTATCCGTGAATTTAAAGGTTTGGAATACTCCACCAAAATAAATTCCCATATTGCCATTATCATCACATCTTAATTGACCTACACCAACAGCATCAGGATTAAGCCTAATAGCTTCTTGTGTTATATAGTCTATTTCTGGTAAAAGAATACCGCTTTCAAACACTGGCATAAATGATCTTAATTCCATATCAAAGGTAACCTGAAATTCTTTCTTGTCATTTAATCCCCATTCAAATAATCTATCTTGTGAAAAATCTTCTGGTACTGACATAGATGCATTAACTCTAAACATTCCTAAATCAACGTTAAATAATGTACCTTTGTAAAGCTTGCTCATTATAGCTTCAGTTACCTTTAACATTTCCAAATTATTTGAACATATAATAGTTACACCGAAACCTACAGTAACAGGTAAAAAATTTGTCATTAAAGAAAATGTCTTTAATACACCATCCCATTCTCTAACAAACTCAGCTCTTGTAAATTTGTTTGTTTGCTCATCTGAATTAATAGACATTGAATTCATTTGAATAATACCCCTAGGTACTACTTCATAATCACCTATTGCCTTGCCTTCCTTTTCGGCATCAAACATAAAATTATCTAAAAGAAACCTTTCATTACCGGATATTGAATAGAAAAAAGGTACTTCAATCTTTTTTAAAGTATCTTCATCTACTTGGTTATAATAATAAACCTTTTTACTTAATTCGGCAAGCATACCTACTACTAGGTATCTGAGAATAGTGTTATCTTTATTAAATTCTTGATTATATGCTGACATTCATTGGTCTTTGTTTATATACTATTTATCCAATAGATTCAATGTTAAATTCACTAAAGCCTGCATCCTTGGTAATTTCAATCTTTTTATCAAAATATTCGCTCGGTAAAACTGTATGGTTGATAACAAAGGTATTAAGGCCTATATCTTGAATAGTATTATGAAGTATATTAATTATATGGTGGACACCATCAGAGTCAATAGAAGAGAAGATTTCATCTAAAAATAAAATATTTAGAGATGGGAACCTAACTTTAATCATTTTCATTAATGCCATAATAATTACAAAATCTACTTTCTTCTTTTCACCTGTACTCAATGTCTTTGGGCTTATTTCAGTTCCTAGATGATGGAGAGAGCAATAAAACTTTTCATTAAATCTAATACCAAAAGGTATACCCATTTCTCTTCCCATCAAAAGAATATGATTATTAAAAGAAGGGAGTATAGATCTTACTGCTAAATTCTTAATACCATTTTCTCCCATTATGTTTTCTAAGATAGTTAAATAATAATCCTCACCTTCACTTTTAAGCTTACCGGTAGTTTTATCATCTTTACGAACTTTAAAGTCTTTTACTAATTGCTTAAGGTGTGTGGATGATTCTGATTCATCTTTATCTGCCATTTCAATTAACTTATCTTTAATGGCTTCCATTTGAGTTTCTAATTGACCAACCTTAACATGAATCTTTCTTCCTTTTTGTCTTAAGTCAACCAAATCAGCTTCAGCCTTTTCAGCATCTGCTTTTATTTGATTCCATTCAGTAAATAAAGAATCTAATTTTTCTTCCTTTTCTTTTTTAATATCTAAATGAAAATCAGAGTTAAGAGGAGCTGTACATGTAGGGCATGCATTATTTTCATAAAGCTTAAGCTCCTTCTTAACTGTATTGATTTTATTATTTAAGGAAGATTTTTGATTATTCTTTTTTCTAGAGTTCTCATCTAATTTTTCAAGGTTTATTTTTGTCGCTGCTGTTAAGTCTTTTAGTTTTTTTCTATTTAAATTTAATTCTACTAATTTCTCTTTAAGCAATTTAATCTTTTCAGCATCTTTAGATTTACTTACCTTTTCAAATTGTTGAATTTTTTCAATAACCGATTCTATAGATTCATTAAGGGTACGAATTTCATCTTCATATGTTCTGATTTCCTCAATAATTGATCTCCTCTTTTCTTTAACAGCTTCAGCCATTTCATTAATAATAGAAAAACCAAATATCTTATCAATGATTCTTTTCTTATCATACGGAGACATTGTTATGAATGACTTAAAATCATTCACAGATAAAATAATTACATTCTTAAATACGTGATATGGGATTTCATAAATTTCGGTTTCTAAAAAATCCTGAAGATTTACTTTACCTGCAACATCATATTCAGAACCATTTATTTTGACATTAAAAATACCTGGATTAATTCCTCTTTCTATTTCAACAGTATTATTTTTAGATTCTAATTCTATTCTACCCCAAAGAGCACCGTTTACTCTGTTAGGTAAATCTTTTAATGTAGATCCTTCAACTTTACCATAACATAAATATGTAATTACTTTAGCAAGTGTACTTTTACCTGCACCGTTTCCACCAAGAACTAAATAAAGATCACTTTTATCTTTATCAAATTCTATTACCTGAGTTCGGTTTCCATAACTTGCAAAGTTTTTAAATTCTACTTTTTTAATCTTCATAGTTAGGTGATAATGTTCTTTTGTATAGTTCTTGCACAGATGTCTTTAATCTGTCCTTTAAATCTTCTTCATATTCCAAAGAATTAATATATTCGGCAGCAATATTCATTAGGTTAAGCTCTCCGTTAAAATCAGACATTTCCCCATCTTCTCTATCATAAGGATTTTCCTCATCATAAATTCTTGGCTCTAATTTTCTGGCAACACCGTCAAGATAATCCATAAACATATTAATGTTATACTTTCCTAATACATTTGAAGGTATAAAAACATCTACAAAATTATCCTTAATTTCATTCTTTATATCATCCATACGCATCTCCAAGATATCATTAATATAATACCTTATAAATTCTGGACTCCTTTTATTCATAAAGAATTGGTGCTTTCCAGTTTCTAAATCTAATAAGTATATACCTTTTTGATTACCTCTATCAGATCTAGTCATTTGATAAGGATTACCTACCAAAACAAAATTCTGTTTATCTTGCCTATAGTGAATATGACCAGAGTATACTCTTTTAAATCTTTTAAAGATACCTACTTCATTACCACCTTCATGTAAATGTTTTGTACTTGGACTAGTCTGAACA